CTAAACACCTTCACCCTCTTTAGTAGTATCCGTGTTTAATAGCAAACTGTTTAGCTTTACAAGGTGTTCCATAACGCTTATCAATATAACGTAAGCCTCGCAGTATTTGGATCGCAGGTTCTCTACTTCTCTCTCCAAGGAGCTGAGCAATTCCGAAAGCTGAGCTTCCTTGCTGGTTGGTTGCGAGGTGGTCAAACCTGCTCTCACGGGTCCAAAGAAAGTGGAGGCACTCCCACTCTCTTCCTCTCCAACCAAACGCAACCCACGCGTATTGCTTTGCCAGTTTTCTGTTCTCACGCTTCTCCTCCCACGTTGCCTTTGTTCTGCTCATTTCCGTTGGCTTGCTCGGATCCAAGTGTGTCGTTGTTTCTATCTGTAAGAACACCAAGACTAGAGCTAATACTGGTAGCGCCAGTAATGTCCAGCCACGTCTTTGCCATACTCTCATCAGCTAACCTCTCCTGCTCAAGTAGTTCCTTGTATTGGTCGGGATACTGCTGAGCAAGGCGCGTTAGAGCCCTCGCTCTCGCCCTCTGGTAGTTGCGTAGCCATACTGCTCTCTTTTCAGAGTAGGCTCTGCGTTTATCTATCGTTTTCATTGAGCTTATCCTCCCATACTATGAGCAGGTAGGCAATTATGGTAGCCACTATTACGCCTAGAAATATCACGCCTTCTCCCTCTCACTTGTTATAGTAGCCAAGACTATGGCAGTTATATCTATCTTATCGGTGATGAGTTTGAAATCGTCCTCGCTCTGCTCGTCCCATACACTCACTAGGATAGACCTATCCAAGCCACGCCTGAACCAAGTGATAGCCTCGCTTACGCTCGCCCCACCCCACTCTACTTCTCCCTTATGGTCCATTACCTCATAGAAATTAACAGGTTTCATACCGCGAAAGTCCCTTCTAGTTCTAGTTGATATTCTATTGGCTCTCCTAGATTTATTCCGTTCTCATCTAGCTTCTGTAAAGCGTATCGCTTAGCCTGCTCCTCATCATCAGCATAGATAACTGTTGTGATATTTAATAGATCATAGACCAGCGTTATTGTGTAGTCGTTCATTAGCCTTCTCCTCCTTTATTTTTAGGTGCTCTAATTGTCCGAGCGCAGATACCATACGAAGTATGTTCTTGCTCGCTTCCTCTATCTGATTATCAGATACTTGCTTTATGAATAGATCTCGGCATAGGTCTGCCTTAGCTTGATAGTATTCTTTATTCACTTGCTCGCCCTCTCTTTCTTCTGTTGTTTGCTCATTATCTCCACACACTCACAACACCATTTGCCCCAATAGACTATGGGTCTTTGATTACACACTTCACACTTATTCATTACCTTCCTCCTCCTCTTTCATCTTGATTAGGTCATCTAATTCAGGTTCATACTTTGTCTTAGGCATTGACTAGCTCCTCATCTACTATCCAATTAGCTACTGTTTCAATAGCGTCTTTGACCTCGTGATAGACCTCGCCTGTGTATTCACCTGAGCCATAGTCATAGACCTCAAACCAAGAGTTATTTATCCACTCTCCTCCGCTATCATCTATCTTGCTCAGGTCTTTGTCGCGCTTGATACCTGCTCTTATTAAATCATCGCAGTATCTAATTATCTCCCCCTTGTAGAGGATACGCATTTCTCCTACACATACCACGCGATACTCTCGCCCTTCATAGGTAAGGAGAGCTACATCGCTAGTATCTCCCCAAGTATAGAACGCGCTATCTTGGCGGTCTTTGCGCTCCGCGTCATAGTCTAGTATCTCCAGCTCTACCCCTTTAGGTAGCTTATATTTCATCTTACGCATTGACTTCCTCCCTCTTGCTATCTATCTCCCTTGATATAACCTCGTATGAGTCAGAGCAAGGAATTAGAGAGTCAAAATCTCCAGCAACCTGCCCAAAGACCTCCTCCGAGATCTCAAAGTGTTCCGCTAAGTAATACTGATAGATAATCGGGGCGTTTAAGTCCTCTCCCTTCAAGTGTTCTATCAGTTCTCCTATTGTCGTATAACTAGCCATTACTTTCCCTCTCCCTCTGTTGTGTGAAATAGGCAGGTTTTTGCATACTCACTTCCGTTTATGTGCTTTCTTATGTTGTAGCAACCCTCCACCACGCACTCTTTTACCCTAACTTTCCCGTCCATTACCTTCCTCCTCCTCTTTCATCTTAATTAGGTCATCTATCTCTGGCGTTATCTCCTGCTCGTATTGGTCTAACAGATACTCTTTCATCTTAGACATTAGATACCTCCTCTAGCTCTATCGTATCGAATAAATCAAAGGCAAAGGCGTTATCGTAAGCCTCTTTCCCGTATTTATCTATGAACTTACTAATTGCTTTACCCTTAGCCTCCTCCTCGTTATCTGCCTCCACGCTAACGCTTAGGGTTATGTCGTATTGATACTCTTTCATTTCTTTCCCTCTCTCTCCCATAGTGTTATCCAGTAAGCGTTGCCTTCTCTGTCTAGCTCCTGCGCCTCTAACTTTATTAGAGGGTTATTGTAGTTAAGTAAGCTCCACCAGCGCCTACTGCGCCAGGTATATCTAATACCAAGCCAAGCGCCCTCCTCCTTATAGGCATAGCCAGTCTTAATTGGTAAGCCCTCGCGCTCTATGCGTATCTTATGCCCTAGTCTTACGCGATCTTCCACCTTGGACCAGCCCTCTATTGCTTCCTTATAGGCGTTATTATTTAATAGATTAGCGACCTTCATTATCTCCCTCTCTCTCCTTCTTATCAGTTATCTTGCTTAGTATGACTAGCCCTAGATAGATTACTAGGGCATAGATTAAGACTTGAACTGCCCCATCTTGCCATCTGAAAGATAGCTCAAAGATATCTCTCACTTTCCCGCCTCCTTACACTTTACCGAGTGGGCGATATTGTCCATAGCCTCGCGGTAGGTGGAGGCATAGCCAAAGCGGGCAACTAGATCGCCCGCTTTCTCCTTGAATTGGTAGCGATAGGCAAAGCTCTCGCCCTCTTTCCCTACCTTCTCTATATCCCACTCATCAACTATGGAGGCTAGGCAGATACACGCGGATAGCTCTCCGCACTCCTCGCACTCATCAAAGTAAGCGGTGGAGGTGTTGTCGCACTCGGTAAGGTTATGGCTCACTTGCCCGCCTCCTCTCTCACTTGCTTATTCCATAACCTAATAGCCTGGCGCTTGGTGTAGCCATAATACACGCGGCTTAGAAAGTGATGATCGCTCTCTCCCTCTACCACGCCACAGATACGCCACGCTCCCGAATACAGCTTCTCTATCGTCATACTCTCCCTCTCTCTCCTGGTATCCGATTAGATCCAGGCCGCCGCGCTCTCCCCGTAAAGAAAGAGCGCGACAGCACGGCCCTAAGCTGTCCTCATAGGCATAAGCAAGGCCCGCCAGGATACTTTATCCCCGTTCAAGTGGATCCCGATAGGCTTTCTCTCACCATAGAAAGACACTTTCACGCCAGCGCTGGACTTTCTGCCTGCCAGCTTCTCTATCTTTGCGTAGTCTGCAAAAAAGCCAGGGTTGAACGCTATCTCACCGACAGGGACAGTATCGCCCGCCTGGAATAGTTGAGCGTGCGGCGGGTAGCTGCACTCCCACGCCTGCACGGTAGCGCTATTGCCAGCCACAGCCACGCTAATAAGATCTCCCACGCGGTTAATCTGCACAGGCATACGGTCCAGGCGCTTCTCCTTCAATAGTTCCAGGATCCGTTTAATATCGGACAGGCGTAGCACAGTAGCCGCCAGCTCTCCCTCTATCTCTGCCTCTATGCTGCCTTCAATTAGGCGATAGCGATCTGTGGCAACAGCGTAAAGCCTGCCTCCCTCGCTGTAGAGCTTCACGCAATTAAGCGCAGGTAGATCCTCCTTAGCGTGGGCCTGTGTTGCAGCTCCAGCTAATAGCTCTCTTACACTTTCAGCGCTGGCTGTAATAGTAGCCGCGCCTGTTTCTGTAATCGTGTCCATACTTTCTCCCTCTCTCAATTCCCTGGCGATCTGCCAGGGCCTAGCCGCTAGGCTTAGGCCACAGCCCACGGGATACCGTGGGCCATAGTCCAGGCCTAGCAATTAATAAAGATAAACACGCCGCCGCCTGGAGCTTCCTCCGTGTGGTAATCGTAGGAGAGCTCCCGCGCCGCGTGCTCCCAGTTAATGCAGGAGAAGGGCCAGCGGGCCGCGTCTAGTTGATCCCCGTAAAGCTCTCGCGCCAGCTCCTCCGCGTAGTCCTGGAAGCTGTCGTGCTCTCCCCGATAGCTATCCTCGAAGCTGTCTAAGTCCCACGCCTGGCCCGTGAAAGATATCCAGGCGCCAGCGGCAGCAATATCTATTCCCTGGCGCTGTATGCTCTCGATTAGCTCCGCCGCCTCTTGCGCTTCTACTGTGGAGCACTCTCCCTTGATAAACCCGTGGAAATTCTCGTGATCTAACACAGAGAATTCATCACCAAAACAGCGCACGCAACGCGCAGCGGTGTATTCTCCTACCGTTTCAACCTTAGCCAGGCCTGCAGCTTCTAGATCTGCTGCCTGTGTCCCTTCTACCCACTTACCGAATAGGGTCCCGCTGTTGTAGCAGCCTAGGCAGCCGATCCAGGCGTTAGGTGTATCTGTTGAAATTGTTTTATTCATAATTAGTTGCCCCACTCTTCAATTAATATATCCAGGGCGTCGATTAGATCGGCGGTGAATAGCTCGAATTCATCAACGCTTAAGCTGGCAATAAATTTCACTTGATTATCTTTGAATATTGAAGCTAATTTAACAGCGATAAAGTTGCAAGAATTGCCGCTGCAATTATGGCAAAAGCAGCCTTGCTTAATGAAAGTATGATCACAACACTTGATGAAAGTATTCATAAGTCCCTATCTAGGCCTGGCGATCTGCCAGGCCATAGGGAGAGAATAGGCGAGGCTAATCTATCCCGTCAAGTAGGCCAGGGATAATTCTTTTAGGTGTCGGGCTGGAGCTGTAGATCTATCGGTCCAGGGTTCAGGCTCTAACAGCTCTCCAGGTATCGCAAGGCCTGGCAGGATCTAAGGCCTGGCTCCTGCAATAGATCCAGGCAGGGCAACGGGTGAGCAGATAAAGCAGAGCTGGAGAGCAGGGCAGGCAGGCTATCGGATCAAGATATTAAATAAGGCAGGCAGAAATATTAGGGGGCGAGGGGGCGCTAGAGAGTGCCGATGGGTTAGTAAGCAACCAAGCCCGCTCTATCCGCTAGCAATTAGGTCTATTCATTGGCGCTCTTACCCTTGCGCTCTATCTGTTGCCGTCAAACAAAGACCCGAGGTGATTAATCTGAACTTACACGCGTATATATACCCTCACAAAGTTTTTTTCCTAAAGTGAACCTTGATCACCACTGTCCTACTTTGTCCGTATTTAACTGTGATGTTAGTCACAAATAAAAGATTTTTTAACAGAAAGCGGGAAATGGGTATTTTTTCCCGCCTAATACAGTATAGGAGCAGTAAGCGGGATTGTGGGAGCTTACTGCGGGCTACGCTGACGCTACGCCCGTCTAAGGGCTGTAGCGGATTTACCCCTCACTTCGCTTGAGGCTCGCTCGGGCGCTCAAGCCCGAAGCGAGGCGCAAGGCGCCTCATTTAGTTGGGTGGGGTCTATCATAAATCTAGGAGCCTGCCATTTCTAATAACACTGCTGATATAGCCAAGAGGGTAATCCTTAACGCTGTAGCAGAGGGTATGACTATAGAGCAGGCTTGCGGTGAAGCTGGTAAGTCTATGAAGACTTATGAATACTACCGCAGATCCGATAAGGTCTTCGCAGATAAAGTTGATAGAACCCGTCTAGGGTTAAGGTCAAAGAACTTTGCAGCTACCGATGTCCACGACCTCGGCTTCGCCGAGTTCCGCCAGAAGTTCCTCCATCAGACTACCTTCCCCCATCAGCAGAACCTGGCAGATGTTATAGAGGGTAGGGACCCTTCCTGGCACCATCCCGCTATGAAGTACGAAAAGGGTATTGCAGATAACCGTATCCTTATCAACATCCCGCCAAACCACGCCAAGTCAATTACGATTACCGTAGATTATGTAACTTGGAAGATAGTCCAGAATCCTAACTTTAGAGTCTTGATAGTATCCCAGACTCAGCAGCTTGCAGCAGACTTCCTCTATGCCATCAAGCAAAGACTTACCCATCCGATGTATGAAGAGCTGCAGCAGGCTTACGCCGCTGGAGTCGGTTTTAACTCTAAGTCTGCTACCTGGACTACAACTAGAGTCACCTTCGGTGATGAACTCAGGGAATCATCTGAGAAGGACCCAAACCTAGAAGCTGTAGGTATTGGCGGTCAGATTTACGGTAAGCGTGCCGATATGATTATTGTTGATGACGCTGTTACCTTGAAGAATGCAAATGAATTTGAAAAGCAGATTAGATGGCTTACCCAAGATGTCAGATCCCGTCTTAACCCTACTGGTAAGTTAATTGTTATCGGAACCCGCGTTGCCTCTGTAGACTTATACAAAGAACTACGCTCTCCTGATAGATACCCTGGTGGTCTGGTCCCTTGGACATATCTGGCTATGCCAGCGCTACTTGAAACCAATGAGGACCCCACCAAGTGGGTAACGCTCTGGCCTTACTCAGACCAACCCTTTGATGGGCAGAAAGACTCTGATAAGACAGAAGAAGGTCTATATCCCCGCTGGAACGGTAAGCATCTCTATGCAGAACGTCAAGCTATGGATGCACAGACTTGGGCTTTGGTTTATCAGCAGCAAGATGTTTCAGATGATGCCACCTTTGACCCTGTTTGCGTAAAGGGTTCTATTGATGGAATGAGAAGGTCAGGTCGTCTCCAGATGGGAGCACCAGGCCATCCTAAAGATTTAACTGGTTTTTCTTTTGTATGTGGACTAGACCCTGCAATGGTTGGCGATACTGCCGCTATCTGCTACGGCGTAGATCGTGTAACTCATAAACGCTACATCGTAGATGCTATCAAGATTACTAGACCAACCCCAGCTCAGATTAGACAGTTGATTATTGATTGGACTAACGTCTATGCTCCTGCTGAATGGGTGGTAGAGCGTAACGCTTTCCAGTCTTTCCTAACTCAGGATGAAGGTATCCGTCAGTTCCTTGCATCTAAGGGAACGGTCTTAAGAGAACACCATACTGGTAATAACAAATGGGATGCAGGCTTTGGTGTAGCTTCTATGTCTACACTATTTGGAACTAAGCAGCAAGATGGTAAGCACCACAGAGATAACATTATTCATCTCCCATCAGATCAAACCGAAAATATTAAGGCTCTAATAGAGCAGCTTATTACCTGGTCACCTACCACTAAGGGTAAGACCGATATGGTGATGGCGCTATGGTTCTGTGAGATTAAAGCCAGAGAATGGCTTAATAACGGAATACATACTGTGCACCATATGAAGAATCCATTTTTGTCTCGTTACGAGCGAGGCAAGCGTCTGGTAGTAAACATAGACGATTTACTAGCAGAACAACAACGTCAATTTATCTAGGGAGATACAATGCCATTACCAATAGGACCAGTAGTTGCAGGAGCAGTAGCAAGAGCCGCTGCTAAAAAGGCTGCTACTAAAGCTGCAAGTAAAGCAGCAAAGAAAACAGCAGCTAAAGCAACAGCTAAAGCAGGAGCAAAAAAAGCAACAACTAAAGGCGGCGATATGACGCCAGCTCAATATAGAAATATAATTGCTCAGTTAGAAAGAGAAGTACGCAAGGCAACTGGCGGAAAATTTCCTAAGTACACACCAAAAAATTAAGGAAAAATAATGCCAAACCATTACGGCACTAAGAAGAAAATTCCTTCTAAGAATAAAAAAGGTTCTGTCCCACCAGATTACGATGTGATTCTACCTGGTATGGGATACACCAAACCTACTGCTACTAAACAGCCTACAAAGATTAAGCCAAAGGCTAGACCAACAGCAAAGCCTAATAAGCCAATCGCTAAAAGGCCACTCCCGTTGCCAAAGTCAAAAGCACCAGCAAAGCCAAGTCGTATAAATCCAAAGAAAGGCCCTAGATAATGGCAACTAAAAAGAAAAGCACTCCAGGTAAAGAGGCTCGCTCTAATCAACCTAGAGTTCCAGTAAAGCGTCTTGAAGAAGACCAATATCGTAAATATATTAAATCTACTAAAATTGCTTCTAAGTCAGCTAAAACAACAAAAGAAAAAGTTTCCCAAAAAAGAGCAGAAGCAACAGCTCGTGATTATGAAGGCCGTCATCCTGGTATTGCTGTACGTGAACCGTATGTTCCAAAAGGTTACAAAGCACCTTCAAAGAAAACTATGAGCCGTGATGAATTTCATATGGCTTTTGAAGTAGCTGGTCAGCCTGCTAAGACTAAAAAAGAAAAACAAATACGTAATAGTGCTATCCGCGATCTTGCAATTATGCAGGCTAAAAATCCTGGTATTGTAGAAAAATACGAAGGCTCTTATACCAAGGGTAAGATTCCTGGTATTAAAAAATATAATCAAAGCCAAAAGCGAAGAGCAGAAAAACTAAAATCAAGAAATAGGAATAAATAATGGCAGCAAAAAAGATTAAATATAATATGCCTGGTAGCACATCATCTGGTGCTGCAGAGATGGGCCGCACTAGAGTTAGACAAGAAAGTAACTTATTTAATCCTAAGAAACCTATGACTTTTCGGGAATATGAAAAAAGAAGAGATTTCTTAGTAGATACTGCCGAGACTAAAAAGCAACAGAAAAAACTACCACAAGATCTTGCTCGGTTAAAATCAAATTATGAAAAAGCAAAAGCAAAGAAAGCTGTTGCTAAAAAGATTGTTTCAAAGTCAAAGAAGAAGTAAGGACAAATGCTTACAACCAAAGAGGTTATTGCTAAGGTAGCACGGCTACAGACTAAGTATTCAGCGCGTGATCAACGTATGCGCGATGTGCTATCCGTGCGTCAAGGAGATATTGCTAAGGTCTATCCTGCTATGTTCTCTGAGGAATACCCAAAGCCTTTGGTTGCTAACTTCATAGATGTAGCTGCACGCGACCTCGCAGAGGTTATGGCACCACTGCCATCCTTTAACTGCGCTGCTACCAATATGGTTTCAGATAGCGCTCGTAAGGCTGCTGATACTAGAACTCGCATTGCTAACTACTTTGTATCAGGCTCTGAACTCCAAATTCAGATGTATCAAGGTGCTGACTGGTTTAACACTTATGGAATGCTACCAGCAATGGTAGAGATGGATTACGAAACTAATAACCCACGCATCCGTCTGCTAAATCCTTTCGGAGTATATCCAGAGATGGACCGCTTTGGTCGCTGTATCTCAATTACTCAGGTAGTAAATACTGATGCAGAATCTCTAGCAATGCAGTATCCAGAGTTCTATAACCAAATCATTACAAACAAGAGTTATATCAGTAGCTCTCCTTACATCACAATGGTTCGCTATCACGATAAGGACCAAGATTTAATCTATGTTCCAGATCGTAACAACTTAATTTTATCTAACTTACCTAATGCCATTGGTAAATGCTTAGCCCGCGTTGCTGTCCGTTCCTCCCTAGACGGAGAAGCACGCGGTCAGTTTGATGATGTACTAGCAGTGCAACTTGCTAGAGCACGCTTTGCAGTTCTGCAGATTCAAGCAGCAGAGAAATCTATCCAAGCACCTATTGCTATTCCGCAAGATGTGCAAGAACTAGCACTTGGTCCTGATGCGATTATGCGTTCTGCTAATCCGCAAGGTATCCGCCGTGTCCCATTAGAACTTCCACCAGGAGTCTTTACAGAATCTGGCGTTCTAGAGCGAGAACTACGTCTAGGTTCTCGTTATCCAGAAGTTCGTAGCGGTAATATTGATGCTTCAATCATTACAGGTCGCGGAGTTCAAGCACTACAAGCTGGCTTTGATACTCAGGTTCGTGCAGCACAAGCACAGTTTGCTCGCCTATTTACAGAACTTGTATCTCTCTGCTTTGAGGTAGATGAGAAAATCTTTGGTTCTATGACCAAGGAAATCAAGGGAGTAGATGACGGCACTCCGTTTAATATGAAGTATGTGCCAAGTCGTCAGATTGCTGGCGAGTATGGTGTAGATGTTCGTTACGGCATTATGTCTGGTATGAATCCAAACAATGCCATTATTGCTTTACTACAGATGCGAAGCGACAAACTCGTATCAAGAGATTATGTACGCAGAGAAATTCCTATGGAGTTAAATGTCACTCAAGAAGAGCAGCGTGTGGATATTGAAGAGATGCGTGATTCTTTGCGCGTTGCTGTTGCTCAGTATGCTCAGACCATTCCAGCACTTGCTGCCCAAGGTCAAGATCCTTCTCAGATTGTTTCAAGAATCGCCGAGGTTATTAAGGGTCGCCAAAAAGGTAAACAACTTGAGACGATAGTTGAAGAAGTATTTGCCCCAGAACCACAAGTAGAAGTGCCAATGGGCGCAGAAGTTCCAGCAGCAGGTATGGCCCCCGTTCCTGCCTCGCAGCCAACTCCAGAACAAATGGGTGCGGCCCCTGCTGCTGGCTCTCGTCCAGATATAGCGTCATTACTCGCATCTATTGCAGGGTAAGGGAGGTGTGAAATGAAAAAAGGTGGTCGTGCAAAAGCATCAATGGCTAAGCCAACTGAAGGCAAGAAGGATACAAAGAAGCCAGCAGGCGGAATGGTTAAATTCGGATATGCTGGCAAAGCTCGTAAAGGCAAGAAGGCTTAGTGTTACTCGTTGAGAGGATAGAGCGTGGAAGATAACAAAGATTATGTACCACGCTCTGTCACTCTTGCAGATTTCTTAGTAGTTGTATCAGGTTTCTTTGTAAATATAGTCCGAGCTGTAGAGATGCTCGCATCAGAACTTTTAGATTTAGCAGTGTATCACGCAAATAGAACAACAAAAGTTTCCAGAGTATGGGAACAGTTCACATCAGATTTAGAGAAGATGGAGGATCCAAATGGCTAGAGGGCCTATGGCAGGTGTATCAGGACCTGGTAAATTCTCCAAGAGAACAGATGGTTTATCTTTTGAATCAACAGAGTATGGTTCAGGTGTTGAGAACGCCGCTAATAAAGCAGGTGCTCCACTAGCAAGAACCCCAGATGTGCGTCCAACATCTCGTAGCGAGATGGGTATGGCTCCAAGTCAAATGGAACCAGTAACTCCGCTATATGCTCCATCGCAGCGTCCAGATGAACCAATCACTGCAGGTATTGCAATGGGTCCTGGTCCTGGTCCAGAGATTATGGGAGCAGCACCAATTAGAGTTAAGACATCAGATACTTTAGCCAAACTACTACCTTTTGATGATACTGGCGAAATTGCTATCTTGTATCAAGAGGCACTAGCGCGAGGTAACTAATGTCAGATAGCCTCAAAGCCGCATCAATGGCTGCTGGACTAACTGAAGCAGAGAAGCGTGAAGTTAATGCTCTTATCAAAGCAGTGGCTGTCAATAAGCAACTCAATAATCTTCCAGCAGATGTAGCCAATAAGGTTTACAACTCAAAGCCAATTTCACAACAGCAATCTTTAGTGCAAACATTTGGCGCAGAAGATCCTGTAGTTAAGCCAGATAGAGGTGCGCTAGGCACTGCTTGGCACTATACAGGTGGCGCAGTATGGAATGCTGGCAGTAAGTTGATGGCTGGCTTACAGAACGTATCAGATTTTACTACTCGTCTTTATAGAACTGCTGCTATCGGCACAACCCAAGG